GATGGCCGTGGTGATAGGGGTGTGGAGGGCCGTCGTGCGATCGGCCTGTGTCGTGATAACCACAGCGAGATCACCAGCCACATAAGTGCCGGTAGTCTTCTGCGACCACGAGATCTTGAGCTTCTTGTTGAGATCCACATCGTCGAGCGTGAAGTCGTAGTAGACGTAGTCGGCGACGGACTGAGTATTGCTATCCGCCGTGATCTTGAGGCCGGCGGCGGTCGTGTACTCGCGCGGGAGATCGGCGGCCGTTTTAGTGACGACGATGTCCAAGTCACCGACGTTAGACCAGCCCGTTGGGACTGCGGCGGCGGCGTCTGGGATACCGCTGGGGTTAGTGACGTAGTTCTTTTCGCCGCTACCCGAGGAGCTACCTAGCTCGGCGGTGATACCTGCATCATTAACAAATTTAAGGGCCCCCGCCGTACTAACATACAGCCTACCCTTACCGCTAGACGGGGTTGAGGGGGCCGATTCCTCGTTCAACTCCAGGTAGTCATCAATGATTGGGGTAACAAGGGTAGGGCTGGCGGTCCCCGCCAACGTCTTCCACGCCCCATCGTAATACTTGATCACGTTCAAGGTCGTATCGTAGAAGGCATCCCCTACGGCAGCCGTACCTTCAGCAGACACGAACGCAGCCTCAGTCGCGTACTGGACAAACGAGGCAGCGTTTACCGCCAAGTCGTCCGGGTTGGCTACCGTAACCCCTTCAGAGAACGCTAGCTGCTTAATCCTACCTGTGCTCATGCTAGTGACTCCAAGTCAAGGGCCTCTACTACCGTAGAACTACCCGAGTTATCGATGGTTACAATGGACAGGTCCTTAGTACCGCTACCGCCTAACACTGCGCTCGCCTCTAGTGTTATCGGATCATTTAGCAAGGAGCTTAAGCTAGCCGTAGCAGTTTCAAAGCGGTATAGGATACGGGGGCTAGAACGTACCGCAAGGACAGCGGCAATGCGGTTAGCCAGCGATACCATAAGGTGTCTAAAGCGTGTAGTCTTGGCACCGTGAAGGTACTTAGCTATCAGGGATTCGGAGGTTACTGAGGAGGGGTCTGCCGAGTCTAGCGAGTCCAACTCAATGGCATGTGGGTTGTAGGCCACTATCTGAGTGACCACATCGTTATAGTCTACCGAGGCGCTAAGCGAGCCCTTTAGGTATACATTCCGATCTATAGTCTGCGCCCCCGCCTCACTGTCCAGTAGCTCGTATGCCGCCTCCTGACTACTGTTCTGGTATACCGCCCCGAGCGTACATGCTAGCAGGTCCTCTGCGTATTCCGTGTGGGTCTTGTAATCGGTCTCGTCAAAATAAGGTATGGTAAAGCGGCAGTCCATGGCTAGGGCGCTACCGGCTGCCGTGAAGGACGCGGCGTTAGACGTTACCCCAGCCGAATCTATAATAGCCTTAAGCACAGTCTCATGTCCAGCGTCGGCGGAGGGCACTACGCGAAACAGGACCTGATACACCCCGGGGTCAAGCGTCGTCACGTCCGCCGCACTCAAGTAGGTGCTCTCAAAGTTATCGGCGAAGGTTACGCTTATGTACTTATTAGCCCCGGAGGTAGTAGACGAGTTGGTAGTAAAATCGCTGTACTTAACCCATATGCCGTATTGCAGGCTGCCGCCTCGTATCCCTATGGCAATCTTAGGTAGCGCATTAATGGTGGAGGACGTGGTAAAGGTCCCGTCCGCCGTGCTTATTGCCAGATTGTATGCGGTGCCCGAGTACGTGAAGGCGTCTGCGCGTATTACGATACCGTAATATGTTACGGCTGCCTCTACCCACTTAATGGTCTCGCCTACAGCGTAGGTGTGGCTGTTGACGTAGGCCAAGGTAATGCTACTGCCGAGCCCGTCTAGCTTGCGGACAATGCTACCGAAAGATTGGTTGGCTATACCCGTAGGCACACGGCATAGCCCCCAAGTCCGGTTAGTGGACGTAGATACATAAGTAAACGAGGTGCAAGCCGCCTGCTCCCCGTCTACCGGTCGCCCATCCACGTCCGCGCCCCCTCCCGTGCTTTGTACGTACTTGAACGTGATACGGTTACCCGCCCCCGCCACGTATTTGCACGGTACCCCCTCATAAGCCGTATCTAGGCTAGTGAACGTATCCCGGCTGTATATCGCCTCAGCAGCCGTATCCCCCATATAGCAGGGCTTGTCTAGCTTAGAGAATAGGTCTAAGAAGCTAACCGATACCGTACCTTCACTAAGGCGAATAGAATCGACCGCACCCTTAAATACCTTCTGAATCTCGGACGTGTCGTTAACGCATAGCCATATGTCCACGTCCTTACCGCTAAAAGAGTCCTTGGAGGTAAGGAACGATTGAAAGGCGTAGTCCGAATTGATTAACTCAAGTCCGCTGGCAGATAGGGAGAATACCCCGCTAGTCACGTTGCGGATAGACTGGGTAATGGTAGGCAGGTACGCGAGCCGAGGCTCCCAATCCCGTAGCGTAGTTGCGCTATCAGTAGGCGTCTCGTAGGCTTCGCGGGCTTTTTGATTAGTGTAAAACAGGTAGTAGTAGATGACCACTACGTTAGTGCTGGACGGGGCTGAGGCCAGCTTGACCTTGAACGTACCACTGCTCTCGTCATGGTACCAATAGTCGTTAGTCCCGGGCGGGTTAGTGGACGTCTCGGTCAATACCGTACCGTTCCGCTCAACCTTCGCGATAGGGTAGGTCCACGTCATGCCGTATACGCCTCCGCCTTCGGACGCCAAGTCCGTGCTGACGTAGCGAGCCGGGGTTAGGCGGACTAGCATGAAGCGGTCAGAGGCCCTTAAGGCGGTAGCAGCTGCACTTATGCTCACGTTATCACCTCATACCCGTATATTTGAAGGGCTATCCCCTTGCGTGTGGCTGCCGTAGTCGCATACTGGGGGTTAGGCCAGTCTAACGACAAGGCTAGGTAATACGTATCGGCATTCCGGGTGTAATTCTCAAGCTCAAGCGAGAGATAGAACGTAGTGGACGCAGGCACGTTCTCCCGGCTAAAGCTAGCGCTAACCCAGCCGTACCAATTGATACCTAGGTCCGTTATGTCGGTTAGGTTCGTGTAGGCGCTGGTATAGGCTAGGTCGGTCTTAGCTGCGTCCCGGTATGCCTTAATACGCCAACGCTCGGTACCGCCTGCCGTGCCTTGCTTATATATCAGGACACGTATGGCGTGAATCTCTATCGCCGAGGGTAGGGATACGCTACCCAGACTGACAGTCTCGTTAGTCTCGAGGGCTCTAAAGTAGGCTCGAGCGGGTAGCAGGTAGCCCATTACATAACCTCCCGGAAGCTAAGGCTAACGGTGTAGATATCAGACTTAATATGCGTTAGGTTCGGGGGCTGGGAGAAGACCACGTACCGGGTAAACTCCGATGCGCTAGTGGACACGAGCAAGGTCGGGTCAAAGGACACGTAGAAGGGCGTGGACACCCCAAGATCATAGAACAGCTGCTCCAGTGTCCGCCTGTCCGAGGCGTCCAGATAGGATAGGGTTACACCCTCATACGTGGTATACTTAAGCCCCGACTGGAAGTAGAGCGCCCCGCCCTGGCTCTCTGACGCCTCAGCCGAATCGACCAGAGTCTTAGAGAACCCGCTAGCCACGTTCCTACGCTCAATGGTAGTATAGTCGCCTAGATATAGGTGTCCCATCTTAAATCCGGTAGGGCCTACCGTATTCTCCCGGTCGGTAATCTCAAGCCGCCAATAGCGATACGTGGTGCTAGTCCCGGCTTCAGTGTCCAGAAACTGGTATATCCCATGGGTATCGGGGGTTAGCGTCACCGAGTAGGGGGCGCTTGTAAAGCTGGCGGACGTGTTAGCCTTAAGTGTAACAGTGGCTGAAGTTGATACACTGAACGTCTCCCCCAGCGGGCCTATGAGGGCGCAGAAGGTAGGCGCCAGGGCTGCCGAGCCTAGATCGATGTCAATGTATTCGCTGGTATGGTTGCGACGTACTAGGGTAGCTGATGCCGCGTCAACGTCCGAGGCCCCGCTTATCCCTAAAGTGTCCCAAGCTGCGTTAGTAGTCTGCGTGAGGCGCAAGGTCTTAGTGCCTGCCGACCGGCCTATAGTAAACTTGCCGGTAGTGGTGCTATAGGTGCAAGTCCAGGCCGAGGACGAGGCGTTAAGCTGGGTCTGGACGTGGGCTGCCAGCGTTGTGTAGGTATACGAGGCGGACGTTAACGTGATAGTCCGGTTAGTACCATCGTTGATATATAAGGTATTATTGGTTGAGCCGATAGTAAAATTACCGCCCGTCTTCCAGGTCTTGAAGCGGTAGCTATCGGTCAAATTGGACGCGGGGAAGCCCGAAAGGGCGGAGGACACGGTAACCGCCGCACCTGTAGCAGCGGCTAGATTGTTATCGCTGAATCGGATGCGGTGGTTACGTGTCGCCATTATGCAAGCCTCTGATTAGTACGGTTCAATTTAAGGATAATGTCCGCCATGGTACGCCCGTCTATCGTCGCCTCGGTCTCAACCGTAATCGGCTGCTGTAGAAGGCCAACAATTTTAGCAAGCAAAGCCATAGTGGTGCCGTCGCTAGTGTCCGGAGACTGGGCATTTTGTTCCGCTCGGTCGATAAAGGCGTTAAGCCTAGGTCCTGTAGTTCTGTCAAGGACAAGCTCCCCCGGGGCTAGGATTGCAGGAACGGAATCTCTATTACCCTTACCCTTGACGATACCGCCGGTTGCGAGAGGTGAGCCCGGTATTCCTGTAACCGGCCCTTTCTTACCGCCCCCGCCTCCTGGGATAAGCGCGTCGAATGCCCCCTTAACCGCGTCTATTAGTGCTTGCGGTATATCCTGGAATGCCGACGCGAAGCCGTCCCTAAGGGTCTGCCACACGGTAGCGAAGACTTCGGGTAGCCCGCCGAATACGGCTGTAAACTTCTCCCCTAGCGCAGCCAATGCCTCTGGGACAGTCTCAGAAAACAGTAGACCGATTTCAGTTACGGCCGCGCTGAATACTTCGGTAAGCGCGGTACCGAACCCCTCAATAAACGGCCCGATACCTTCCAGCATAGCGGTAAACAGGCTAGGGATGCCTTCGGTAAAGACCGTACTGAAGGTGGTCCATACATCCATAATCCCTTGACTAAGGAAGTCAAACGTGGACTGGAACGCCTCGCCCAGCTTCTCAGGCAGCGTGTAGATAAACTGAGCAAACGTGTCTCCGGCCTTCTGCATAGCCTGTACTAGGAAGGGTCCTATCTGCTGTAGCCCGGAGGTAGTCTTGCGGGTTGCCTCGCCTACCCCGTCCTTAAACTGCTGAGTAGACTCCTTGAACTTCTCTTGCTGAAATCTCGCGCCCTCTACGGCTGCTTGCGCTAGCCCTTTGGCGATCTCGGCATAAGTCCGGGGATCGCTAAACGCCTTTATCAGAGCCACCGTAATCTTAGGGGTAGCCTTGACGAGGGCTACGATAATGTCTGGCATCCGGTCGGCCAGTGTCTCAACTAGGACCGGGATAGCTTCCGCGATATTCTCAAGTAATCCCGGTATCGCGTCCGCGAAGCTGTTGACCATACCCCTAACGGCTTCAGGGCCTTGGGATAGGGCGTCAATAAGCGGCCCCACGGCCTGCCCTGCTCCAGGAAAGAACGCATCAGCAGCAGCGGCACCGAGACCTGATAGAGCCGATCTAGCTCCCTCGGCCCCGCCTGCTAGGGCTTTGGCTGAGGCTGCGGCAAACGACAACATACCGGCGGTCCAAGATGCCTCAATATCGGCTGCCCGTTTCTCGTCGGCATCCCTGTCCTTCTGCTGCTGCTTCTTTAGATCCTTCATGGCAAGGGCGCCTTGCTCGGATCCGAGGCGGGCTAGGAAGGCTTCTAAGCCCTCCTTAACCGTCTCACCCTCCTCGTCCTTACCGCCCCCTTCGCGCGCGTCCTTACCGCCCCCAACTCCCCGACCGCCTTTGGCGTTAACGTCGATCGATACGGTAGAAGGCAGGCCGTTGAGCTTCGCCTTAATATCGTCCACGGCCTTAGAAAACTTGGACGTGTCCGGGGCTAGGATAACCGTACCCTCGGCTCTAGCTACGGCAGTAGATAGGTCCTCGCGAGCCTTGCGTACCTCGTCTAGGCTATCCTTAAGGCGCTGTAGGTTCTCAAAGGCTTCGGGGGGCACCGTCATGCCTTGTGTAATCGCCCCTTGGATATTATCCGACTCAAATTCAAACTTAAGCCGGGCGTAGGTCTCTTTAGCAGCCAGAAACTGGTCCGAAAGGAATGCTACGGCTATACCGGCCTTAGTAAATATACTGGGCAGCTCTAGGCTGCTTGTCTCCCCGACGGCTTCCCCGAACAGACCAAGGGCGCGCACGCTTAGGTTAAGGCCGGTAAGGAAGTCGGTAATGGCCCCCGTCACCCATTGGCGAATGGAGTCCGCGTTCTCGGCTATGACCGTCCCGAGTAGGCGTATAACCCCCTCAACCTCGCGCACCGAGGCGATAACGGCAGGATTCTTAGTTACCAGGAATCCAATTTCTTCAAGCAGATCGCCAAACCGGGTCTTGAGAGAGCCAACCGCCCCGCCAAAGGTCTTGAGGCGTTGCGCAGCGCTGCCTGCGTATTGTTCGCTTAGCTTATCAACTGCCGCGCCTGCCGCCAGCTGCTCTTTTGTGAGTGACTTCACCTCAGGGTTAAGCAGGGCCAGGGCTTTAACATTCCCGTTGTAGCTCTTAGAGAGCATTTCAACGGACGTGTTAAGGTCCTTACCCGTAGCTGCGGACAGGTCCACGGCGGCAGATACAGCCTTCTTAGCCTCGTCCTTAGACAGGCCAAAGGATTGCGCCAAGGCCAACATGCTTAGGGTGGTATCGTCGCCAAGCCCGGTTACGTCCTGAAGGGCTCCCGCGAAGTCCTGGACGTCCTTAAGTGCGTCAGCTGATAGCTCGCCAGACAGGCGCAAGGAGTTAGCCACGGCATTGAGGGCTTGCTCAGCCTCGATGGCTGCCTCGATAATCTTACCAGCAGCGAATGCGGAGGCTACCCCCGCCAACGCACCCTTAAGACTAAATACGGTATCGATTATACCGCCTACCGCGCCTTTAAGTGACCCGAAGGCCCCGCCTAAGCCGTCCTCTACAGGCCCTTTGAGCTTCTTAAGTGCATCCGACAGGTCCTTTACGCGGGTCTGTGCGTCGTTAGCGGCCTTGCTGAAGTTAGTGCCGTCTAAGTTTAAGGCGATTTTGATATCATTTGCCATTACGCTTACCCTTCTTAGAGGCGGTCTCCTCTACGGTCTCTTGTATGATATGTAGGCATTCGATTAGGTCTAGGTCATACTGGGTTGCGTCCAGGGTTAGCCCCAGATTCTTACACCGCACTAAGGCGCTGTATGCCGACATGTAGGGGTAGGCTATTGCGGTCTCGTGTGGGTCTAGTCCCGTCTCTAGCGGGGCGCCCACACTCCACAGCTTAGCAGCTACCCTTAGGATTTTTTTCTCTTTTTACCTGCGTCGGTTGCGCCGAATTGACCCATAAGCTCGGCTGCGATCTCAGACAGAGGCGCGACAAACTCAATATGGCAAAGTGCGTCCGCCCAGGTATCGATACGGGTCTCGCCTTTGCAGGCGTCAATAGAGACGACAAAGGGGGCAAGGTGCTCGATAAGGTCGGCCATAACTTCAAACTCAGAACGCTCCGAAGTAGCGCCCCCCGCCGACACGCCCAGCTTACCCAGCCATCTCATGCTTTCAACCACGTTAGGAATACGGTACTCAATAGTGCCTAAGCCGAACGTCTTAGTCTTATTCATAGTGTAGCCCTCGTGAAATGTGGTTGAACGTGAGAGATGGGGCGATAGCTCGCCAACCTAACCACTAAGCAGGTTACGCTGCGCCATTATTTGGCGACTGCTGCCGTGGTCATGGTCAGTTGTCCTGCCGCCAATGTAACTGACTGGCGAACATACCTCCAGCCCGCATCTGGGATAATCCAGAACACGGCCCCATCGGCGCTTATTGTTTGACTATTGGCCCCGCCAAGGACTTCATCGTCATGAACGTCCACCCAATTGGTACCGTCGTTAGACTTCTGAAGCTTCGTACTAGCTGAGAGGGCCGTCGGGGTAAAGGTGTGCGTACCTGTACCTCGGTTGGTAATGTTGACCGCCGTACCTGCTAGAGCATTTTCCAGCGTGGTAGCAAACTTATACTCGTTCGCGTTTACCTTAATCAGATAATAATCCGTGGCCAGAGACAGGCCCGCCGGTAGCGTAGTCCCAGTGGTCAGCCTGCCGAGTAGACCCGTGTACATGCCGTGGGCTGCCGAGTAGGCCGTATTACTACCGAGGTTAACCCCGGCAACACCACCCGTTGTCTGTACCCCGGTAATACTACCCGCTCCTGCGTCCGCCGTGCTCTTGACTACCGGGTTAGTGACCGCCCCTGGCTCAACCTGGGTCAGTGTCATCGTACCGTCCGCTGCCGTATCGTCCGTGGTGATAACGTCAGTGAAGCCGGTCAGGGCGTTGAGGGCTAGTTCAACCGCCGCTGCGACCGCTGCTGCGTCCGCCAACCCCGTCACGTCTACGGAATCCTTATTGGCCGCTGCAACCGCCGTCCAGATAGCGCCCGTAGGCTCGGTCGGGGAGTACCCTGCCGTGTCCTCAGCTACTACGATGGACGTAGCCAGGGGGCTAGACCCGAGGCTCGATCCTGCCGTGGACTTCCAGTATTCAGCTGCCGTGACTGCTCCGACGGCATCGCACGTAACCAGCATAGTGCCGTCAGCTGCGGTGTCGTCGGTAGTAAAGGCTGCCGTAAAACCTGTGAGGGCGTTAAGGGCGGTCTCAAAGGCCGCTGCTACGCTTGCTGCCGTAGTAGCCGCCGAGATATTGACCTTTACTTTACGCGCCGAAGCAACGTCCGACCACTTCTGTGCGCTTGGGTCTGCGTCCGACCCAGTAAGATCCACGGCAGCTGCCCAGGCGTTACCCGAGGCATCGTACAGCACCACAAAGTCACGAGACACGCAGGAAGCTTTAGCCAGAAAGGTAAGCTCTTGAACCGCATATTCGCCTTTAGTAAGGGCCACAGCCCACGTAGTTGCCGAAATGTCCTCGACCACCACGTAATCGCCGTTGGCAGCTGAGGCAGGGGCTGGGAAGGTGAGGGTCTGGACTTCCAACGTCCCAGGGGGGAACGTTTTACTTGCCGGTGCGTTGACGTCCCATGTCGCCTGGACCGTGAGAGACTTAGCGGCCTGCAAGTCCATTGATATGGACGTCTCCGTGGCCGTAAGCGTTGACGCTAGGTATAGATTCTTATCTTGCATAGTCCATACCTCCGATTAGATAAAGTTAACGTGGACGTCCTTCTGGGACGTAGATACGAAGCCTTTAGCCTCAAGCTCTACCACATACAGGCCATCGCTATCGCTCAGGACGTGTGAGGTGATCTTGGCGTTAGGCATGTAGATATTGACGCACTTCCCTGCTACCCAGTTACCGTTGGACTTGGGGCCGTGGTTGAACATCAGCTGCGTGGTCGTATTGTTGAGCAGGGCGTCAAAGTCCGCAGCTTCGTGTTCAGTAAAGATCAGGGTAGCCGAGAAAGTTGCTTCACGCTCAAGGACGATGGAGGAATCCACGCCCGTCTCTGCGCCCAGCTCCTCAACGTCCGTCTTCGGGGTGTTGACCGAGAAGGACACGTTGGACGCCTTGCGGTGCGTGGACCGTGTGTAGTCGCCGATTAGAAGCTCGTTATAGCGGACCACGTTCGGGCCGTTATCGTCGTAGCTCGGGGTATATGCCGGGCTGTAGGTCTGGGCGTTGTCGCTGGTGTAGGTCAGGGCCCCGGTATCGTTAGCGGCAACCGAGAAACCCAGCGTAGTGCCTGCCGTGGTTGCCGTGTTAGTGCCCGTATTCCACATCAGCTGAAGGGTACCCGACGCCTTAGAAATGGTAAACTTACCCGTTGAGCTAGAGTAGCTGCACGAGATAGTCGCGCTTGAGATGGCGGACATCTTGGTCGCGATCTCGCGTGCGACGTCAAGGGGGGTCTTGTATGCCTTGGCGGTAAGGGTGGCGGTCAGTTCTGAACCGCCGATGTTAAAGTCAATGTCGTCATTCGAGCCCGACGTAATGACAATGGGGTTATGATAGAAGCTAACCCCCTCAACGTCGAAGCCGATGGTTGCCAGGTCGTTGACCGGAAATTCCATCGACATACCGACCGTGCGGCAGCCCGCGATGGCCTGATGCATGGCCGAGGACGATGCGGCCTGATAGAGGTGAGCCGTGTAGGTCGGGTGTCCGGTAGCGGCGGGGCTGAATTGGATAGCCTTACCCAGGTCCACGCCTACAGCAGGAGCGCCTGCCAGATTGTAGTTGATAGTTAGGTCATCGGTACTGATAGTCTTGACGTTGCGGATTGCGTACCCGTTGGTCCCGTCCTTAATTAGAACGGCCTGGCCTTTGGCAAAGTTAGCGCCTTCGCCCGTATCAACCTTAAGGATCGCAGCAGCCGAGGACGAGCCAGCCGTCGACGAGGCCACGGTATTGTACTGTGTGCTGTTAGTGGTCTGTGCCCCGAAGGCGGACTTAATCATGAGCGCGTAATCAGGGGCCTGGCCCTCAACGCCGCTGTGCTTGAAGTACTTGGGGATACTGGCGGTCGGGCTCTCGCGTGTCACGAAGCCTTCGGACGCGCCGATATCGTTGACAAGCTCGTCGGAATCGACCGTCTCGACGCCCGACTGGAAGGAGAAGCCGTCACGCAGGACGGTAAACTGTGAGGCGCTACTGATAGCAATGTAGGTGCCTTCGGTGGACTCTTCGCGAATTGCGAAGACAGAACTACGGACTTGCTTAGCCATTGTATTATCCTTAGGTTAGTGTCTCGCGTATCGCGCCTAGAAAGGACACGCTTATCGTCACTATGGGGTTATTGCTCGCATCCTGAATCACTTCTACAGCGGAGGTAGACACGTACTGGAAGCCTTCTAGGTCCGCCGATATGGCGTCTCCCCGCTCTAGTCTGGTCATCAGGGTAGTAGCATCTTCCTTCAGGGCTGTGATGGCAGCCATCAGGGGCTCTACATTGTTATCGGTTGAAAGTAGCTCTCGCGTTAGCTCAAAGTTGAATGTAATGACGTCCACGGTCGAATTAAATTCGGCTGCCCCTGGGCTACTCGCGCCGACCGTCAAGCCCCAGCCGTCCTTAAGCATACCGATGGGGTTACTTAACATTACGTAAGGGTTGGGTATCTCAGTCTTAGTGGTGAAGCCTGTGAGGCCCCCCACCGTAGACCTTAGGGCTGTGAGTATCGCGCCGAATTTAGCTGTCATCTGTAAAGCCTCGTCACTTTAACAGTGGTTGCCTCTGCCCCGTCCGCCCGGCCATTCTGATTCGTATCGACTACGAATATCTGGCGGTCCATTCTCTTTCGGTATTCCGCGTTGGCAACTTTAGCTTGTTCGTCGAAACCCTTAAGACCGTTAAAGATAATCTCGGCAGTCTTGGACACGGTAGCCAGGGCCAGTGCGTCCAGCGCAAGGACTAGCTGAGAGCCCTCACTTACGCTGAGGCGCTTAAGGTCCTGAGATACGAGGCGGGAGGCTACCCTACGCTGGTCTTCCCAGGTGGTCTTACCTGACTCGTAGGCCGTCTTAACCGCCGACCGGCTTAGGTCGGGGTACTCCGCGCCTAGGTCGGAATCGCTGGCGAACAGGTCACCGGCCCACGCGAGGGTAGGCGTAGCGGCACCTGAGAAGGTGAAGCGCACCCAGTATAGGTCATAGAGGGTTACGCCCCCTAGCCCGGTTATCTTGGTAGCCCCGTTGACGGTCGTATCGTCGGGACGCCAGGAGTACCGCTTGTCTGCCTCCCAAGATACGTATCCGCTAGCTGCTAGGGTAGCCCCGCCCGAGGCGGTATCGTCGGTAAGGGTAGACACGGCCCGCCATTCCGAGCCATCCCAATAGTGGGCGGTAAGGATGGCGGCCGTGGCGTTAACTACGGACACCTTGAAATATTTACGAGTAAACGGAAGCTTACTGCCAATAAACAGGTAGTCCTCGGCAGCTACCACTGATAGTGCCGAGGTACCTGTGTAATAGTCCTCAAGTACAGTGGTCTTATCGCTCAGTGTACCGTTATCACTAAAGATATACTTATTAAGCATAAGACCTACATAATCAAGGGTGATGGCGGAACGTGGTTATGAAGTAGCCTAACACGGAGAAGACGACAGAGAACGCCCCCAGGACGGCCCGCTTAACCCAGGCGAGATCGGTTTCGACCTTAGCGCTTGCGATCATGTGGGCGTTCACTGCCTCTTTCAGCGCAACTACTTCTTTATGAATGTCCTCTAGTTGCATACGTAGCCCCCGACAAAAAAGGGGGCGTAAGGCCGAAACCCTACACCCCCTCCTTAGTATCAGCTACCCGTTGCGTTGGCCGTCACGTTACGCTTGCCGCTGTCCAGGATTTTCGCCCCGAAGAGTGCGCTCAAGCTGTATTCCTTGGCCAGCTTGCTCAGGTTGCGGTCTTGCTCCCACTTCGGCTCGACCTGGCGAGCAAACGCGCAGGAGGTGCGGTGGTAGTACAAGGCCACGTTGGCCGCGCAAACCGTGGTCTTGATGACCTTGAAGCCGTAAACCATACCGATCTCGCCGTTGAGGAGAGCGGTGCGTGCGCCGTACTGGCTGGCGTCAATGAAAGCCGACAAGGCCAGAAGCTCGGACTCTTGCTCAGGATTGATAACCAGGAAGCGGTCATCGTCCGGAACGTCCTGGTCGTCAAGGAGCTTGCGAGCCGAGAGGATCTTAGCAAGAGTCAAGGTACCGGACGAGCCGAATTGATCAATGATATGGTCAGGGTTGGATGCCGAGGCGCCAGCTACGAGCGTGTCGTAGATAAAGCTGTCCATTTTCTTCGCCATACCCGCGCCTGCGCGCTCAAGGATGTCGCTCTCGATATTGAGGACCGATTGGATCTCGGCCTTGTCTTCGAGGCGGACGAACGTGTGGAAGTGCTGGTCAAGGGTCAAGGTGTCAACCGCATACGTGAGCGCGATCGATTCTGATGCCGTGTTCTCGGACTTGGCAACCGGGGCGAGTGCTCCGGTGCGGGGGAAGGCAACCGAGAGGGCTCCCTTGCCTGCGCGGGCCGACTCGTCCTGGACCGTAAACATCAGCTTCGCCTTGGCGATAAGCTGCTTCTGAACCATGGCAGCAACAATTGCCTGGCCTGTGGCGCTTGTTTCTGTTACGCCCATATCTGCATCTGACATAGATACCTCTCAACAATGGTTAGTGAATTTACTTCTTACTTGCAGCTAGCATAGCTCCAAGCTCTGCCATGCTATGCTCATGGAGGGGCTTACCCTTGGGGGGTTGAAACCCCGTAGCCGAATCATTCGGGAGGCGTGAAGTCTCCTTAGAGGCGACTAGCTCCGGGTGAGCCTCGCGAAACTTATTGGCCGCTGCTTTAACCGTGTCCGGGTCAAGCTGGCCGTTCTCTAGGATGACGATAGAATCGAGATCGGCGAAAGATAGGTACTCGTCCTTACGTACACCGCCAAGGGCGGTCTTAATGGCTGCCCGCTTCCTGTCAAGTGCGGACTGGGTTTCGGCTTGCTTAATCCGGGCCGTCAGGTCCTCGGACTTCTTACGCTCGGAAGCGTAAAGCTCCTCGAATCGCTTTTGCTCCGCAAGTTTGGCTGCCTCAGCCTCCTCGCGTTCGGCCTTTATGCGATCCAACTCAGCCTGAAGCTCTCGCGCCCTAGACTGATCAGCCTTACGCTGGTCTAGCACGCGCCTGTAAGTCTCATACTCGACAAGCTCTTTCTCTTTAACCGTAGGCTCGTTATTCTCTGTCGTCATGTCCGGCACTCCTATCGAGGGCACTACCCCCTAAGGTTTCTCTTTACAAGCCGTTCAACGGCCTGCCGTATCTTAGTAATCTCACCCTTGGACAAGTTAGCCCAAGGGCGAATCTCGTTAGTGAATATCGCCTTTTTCATGGCCTCGCCTCTACGTACTGAGACGATTACCTCGCCCTTCTTTATGACGTAGTACAGACCGTCTAGCATCTCGCCTGTGTAGGTTAGGTTAGATCTAGAGGGGCTTGTCTCTGGGTGCAGTGCTGCGAAGCGGGCCCGCTGTGCTATCCACTTAGGGGATAGGGGCTTAAGACGGCGGGCATTGACCCCCTCGCTCTTAACCCCCTGCCCTTTACCGCGCACGCGCTCGCGAAGCATTTCTACGGCAAACTCGCCAACCTCAGTTAGGGCTGCCTTCCCCGTCATCTGGAGCAGCAGGGCGTTCAGCTGATCTTTCAGGGATCTCGCCATTTGTCTGCTCCTTTCTCAGTACTGCGACGTCTGGTAGTGCCTTGGTTATCCCCTCGGCTACCTCGTCCGTTAGGCCAAATGCCACCATGATTACGGCCTTAGCTGCTGCTTTAGGTATTAATCCTTGACCGGCTTGCGATAGGATCTCGGTTAAGGCCGTCACCTGCGCCCCGTTCAGTAGGGTACCTCCGCTGGCTTGCTCGGCCTTCATCTCTGCGAAATGGCGCTCTACCTCGTCATCAGACCAGAAGGGGTACACTTCGCGCAGCCCCTGTTTGACGCCCATCAAGCCTCGGTCTAACTTAAGCCCTACGGTCTCAATCCGCTCCCGGTCGGTGACTACCGGCTTCTGATCGCCGAAGCGGGCCGATACCGCGAAGTCCTCGCTAAACTTGGATCGCGATACGGTAACTTGTTGGGTGTCTACCCAATAATTGTGTATGTCACGTATAAGCGTCCACAAGGCCCGCTCGGCTACCTGGAAGCGTAGACACTGGGCTTGTCGGTCCTGCGTAGCGTCCGACTCGTCGATTATCCTGGCTACGCCTGAGGCGGCGTCTCCGGGGGATACCTGCCCCAAGTCTCCGGCCTTAATGTTTCGCGATTCAAGCCACATAGATAGGGTGACTTCAATCAGGCGTATCACCTGCTCGATATCAACCGTAGGCTTGATTGTATCCACTCGGCCTTGGCGGGTTTCTTCGCTGCTCTTGAGATTCCATACCGTGTCGGGGGCAATCGCCAGGTCGGCGGGTAGCTCCATGTCCGTGGCTACGAACACGCTATGGGATTGAAACTGAACGGCATAGTTCAGGTCGGCCAGCAGCTTGGGTATTAGAACCGTGTTGTCCAGCGTATCGGTGTCCGGCAGCGGCACGAGCCGGAAGTCCGACCGATTGATGTATACGGCTGGAATGCGTCCGAGGGGGTTGACGCCGCTAACCTCCTGCGCGAGCATTAGGTCGTCACGCACAGCACCGTCCGAATCGATAATCAGGATCTCGTCGTCAGAGTAGAGGTGGTAGGTCTGGACAAGCCGAACCTCGTCAGGCTGCTGAATACGCCCGTCCCGATCGGTGTACGTAATCGCTCGCGCCTGCCCCATAAACTTAATGAATACCGTCAGGTTAAGTGGGTTAACCGGGTCATCCGAGAACGGTAGAAATTGATGCGCTGGCAGGACTCGAATGTGGGGTATGCCGTCTTGGATAAAGGGCTCTAGAGCCACGCACTTATGCAGGTTAAGGATCTTGTTAGCCGAAGCCATCGTCTCATTAACCCCGGCTTCCCGCTCATACATCTGCATCAGCGGCTTGTCGGTATCACTCGATGGCGTCCGCTCAACCGGCTCGCTGTATACCCGGCTTAGCTTGTCGATAATGCGAATAAGCAGGTTAATCGAGGGTACCCGTTGGATAGCCTTGGCGTAGGCCTTGGGGCTCAACTCCTTACGAAGACTGTCCTCGATCTCTTTCCGCAGCTGCCCCTCGTGCACGAGGAACAGGCGGTTATTGTATTCCATGTAGGGGATATGGTTCTGAATATGAACCATGATCTCAGGCAGAAGCTCCCTAAGGGGCTTACGGGTAGCCATGTGTCAAGCCCTCATAGGTTAATCGTGCTTGCGGTGCGGCGCTGGCGCTTGAGCGGGAATATTTCCCAAGCCAGGTAGCCTAGGGCGTCCGAGATGTGCGTTAGGTAGCTCGGGTTTTTCTCGTGCTCCACGCGTTCAAGGTCCCGAATAAGCTTGACGCACTTAGGATCGACGTAAAGCCTACCTTCGCGCAGGCGCCCGTTGACCGTGTTGTATCTGTCCTCGACAGCGGGATTACGGCTACGCGTCCTAACCTCAAAGCCAGCTTCACGCAGAATGGCGTGGTCCGACTGGGTTGAGCTGGACTTGCGTGCACTACCTGAGGCGTCCGGGGCGATTATCAGCTTGCGGTGGGGGTACTTCTGTCTAATCGCGGCTACCATGGCGTAGGTATTGGCGTTAGGCAGGTACACCTCGTCAAATACATGAAGCGAGCCGTTGGCCACGTAAGCCAGGACCGCCGTCATGGGGTTGACGTTGAAGTCCATGCCTACCCAGATAGCCCCAAAATCGAGCGCAAAGGTATCTCTAACGTGTTCTGTGCGGTCGAAGGCGTGATAGACACGGCCCTCGGTCATCGCGACGAAATCGGCGTATATCTCTTGCTTGATCTCGCGGGGGCTATACTCCGCCGTCATCGACTCGATGTAGCCCTCGGGGAGGTACGGGTTGTCGTAGCTTGTGGCGTGGATTAGCTTGTGCTGGCTAGTTTTGTTCTCGCCAGCGAATTGATCGTACATGTGGTCGTAGCCCCGAGGCGTAGACACGTACCGGCCTTCAAGCCGTTGACTGTGCTTGCAGCGAAGCCGTCCGATCAGGACCTTCTTGGCCTCTGGCTTAATCAAGCAAGCCTCGTCAACGCCAAACCACCCTATCTCGATACCGCGCAGCATTTCGTAGTTCTCAAGCGAGAACGTCTTAATCCGCGCCCCATTACACTCTAATGTAAGAAAGTTAGTAAGTGTTGAATATCCGTACTTTAATCCAAGCTTGTCTAACTGCGCAGTTAGCTCGGCTAGGGTAGTATCTCTAAGCTGGCTATACGTGGCAGCAGCCAGCAAGCCAGTCGTCTCGGGGTTGGTTAGCATTCGGCTAATCGCGTATTCCGCCAGCGCGAAAGTCTTACCCGTCCCGAGGCCCCCGCAGAACCAAGCAAACTTGGCTGGCGTGGTTAGAAATTCATACTGGAACGGCAGGAGACTCACTATGTGTCTCATTGCCTTTATCCTCTTGAAAAATAACCTCAATAGTGCGATCTGTGTCCGCAGGTATTGGGTCAATGCCTTTGACCTTCGGGACGATGTAGCTAAGTAATTCAAGCCGGACGCGCACGCGGTCGGCGGGCTTATCTAGTAAGTCTATATCACACTCTAACTTATTAGAGAAATTAACGGAATTAACGTATTCCGAGAGCCACGCCTCAACGTTATTCGGCATAACGGGCTCCTCGGTTAAACGTTAGGTCCGGTTTTTGCGGGGGTGCCGGTTCCCCGGAGGAGCGCAAATAAGCCTCTCTCATACTATAGAGGTTAACTCTAGTAGTATCTTATAAGTATATAGTATTATTATACTTGTCTTATAGTAGTAATATATAGTATAATATTATTAGTATATTAGTATACAGTACTAATATTAGTATATTTAGTATATAGTATATTATATATTATAAAAACCTTTGTCCTCTCATACTTTAGATATTAACCTAAGTAGAATCAGGAGACGTACGTAAAGGTTCTGCGCGAGGTGCCGATAAGCTGTTCAACGCCCCAGCGGGGCCTAACTGATGGGGTGACGATGTGAGTATCGGCGGCAGAAAGAGACGGCGGGATGCCCGTAAGGATACCCCCTACCTACGGGACCTACCCGAGGCGGAGCGGGAGTACATGGAGGTGTTCCTGGACGCTGAGTACAGCAACCTGTTCGAGGCCCAGACGGCGTTAACAGGCGACCACGCAAAAGCCAAGGCGTGGCAGTCGGACGTCAATGCCGCTGCCTACGCCGAACGCACCGACCTAACCCACAACCTTAAGCGGGTTGCCTATGAAACGGTCGTCGCACAAGACGAGGGGGTGCCTCTAACCGTGGGACCCTCAGGGCCTGCCGTAAAGCCGTCTATACGCGCTCCTAAGTACTCGGCGGCAGATTATATGCCCGCACCTCCAGCGAGCCCGGAAGAGGCCTTAGCGGGGCTTCTAGACGGTACTGCTGAGGATAGCCAATTTGAGCCATACGGGACCAGTCCCGAGGGCCTCATGCCAGGGCATAAGGTGGTCATCTGCCTGCCCGCGCACTACCTCAAGGACCGTACCGGGATAGTGCGGGCGTACCGGCAGTGGACCGGGGATTACCTGATCGAGGCAGACCGCCCAGCACGTAGAGGCAAAGACGGGCCAGGAGCAAGCACCACTTGGGCGTGGATACCGCTGGCGGGATTGCGACGTAGAAAACCATCGCTAGCCAGGTCAAGTTTTCAAATGGAAGTCCGATAAGAAAACCGGAGGTGAGAAATGGCAGACACCGAAGCAGACATCAGGTTCAAGGCGGTCAAGTTTGATAGCAACAAGCCCCCTATGGACCTTATCCCACACGAGGCCATGGTAGAGGTGGCAAAAGTCTTGGATTTTGGCCGAGTTAAGTATGCTGCCGATAACTGGCGCAAGGGCTTCCATTGGCGTAGATTGGCGGGGGCGTGTTTGCGCCACGTATATGCCTGGCTTGGAGGGGAGGACAAGGACCCTGAATCGGGCCTGTCTCATATCGCACATGCCATCTGCTGCCTTATGTTTCTTATGGCGCACATCTCAAGCGAATTAGGCGAAGACGACCGATACAAGGCGGACACTAATGCGTAAGTCGATCTATCCGTCGCAAGCTGCCTTCATGTGGGGCGAAACGGTACTTACGCAGTACTCCTCGGGATGCCTACGGGCAATCCTGATATCGGCCCACGGTATTCGCGAGAGCTTCCCGCAGGTATATGCGGACGTAGGCGCGGCGCATGAGGCATGGTATGAAGGGCAGCAGGGCGGCAATCCTCACCTGCTATCCTATGAGCGGGAAGTGCCGGTCAGGCGCGAGATTCCGGGAGTGCCGGGAGTTACGTACAGCGGACGTATTGACGTGCTTGAGCAATACGCGGTTGGTCCGGTTATCGTAGAGACCAAGGGCACTATCAGCAAGGATACCCGCCTGTCGGTTATACGTAAGGGCCTGGTAAAACTAAACCAACTGGCGCAGCTTGTATCGTACATGATTGCCACAGAAATCCCACGCGGTAAGCTGGTAGTCGGCTACTACGAATACGACCTAGAGCAGGCCACGTTTCGTCACTGCGAAGGCCGGGAGTTTAAAATCGAGATCGACGACCACGGCATGATCTTGGTTGACAAGATTGCCTCGGGGTACGCGGTCCAGGACGCCCTGGCACACAGGCAGGCAGCAGCGGCAGTACTTGCAGCCAACTCGGTCGGCAGCAGGCCGGACAAATGGGACCAGGCCTTCGGAGGCCCCTGCCGCATGTGCGTATTCAAGGACGCGTGCGCTAAGTACGACGCCGATACCCCAAGCACGGAGGAGTTTTTAGATGCCGCCCGATACGCCACCCTTACCGCCCCAAGTAGACCCGAGCCCGCCGCCCACGTCTACAAGCCGAAAAAGCCTAGTGCTAGTAAACCGAAACGACCCGACAAAGCCCGCACGTCCTCTGAATCGCAGGACGTTAAGGACGTTGACTAAGAGCCAGCTAGTAGACCTTATCTTAACCCTAAGCGAGGACCTGAGCAATGGAAGCACCTAAGTTTAATCTCAACGCTAAGAGTATCGGCCTGACCGACGAGGCACTCCAAGGCGAATTGGAGAAGCAGGGCGGCAAGTATTTTGAGCCCGGTAACTATGATCTCAAGATTGTGTCGGCGGACTTCCACGCCAACAAGGACACGCAGTCGATCTACTGCACAGGCGACGAGACGTGGTTCAACGTGGCCCTGGAGCTTCAAGGCGTCGATGACCGCAAGACTAAGTACTGGCTGCAAGTCCCGACGTCCAAGGTTACGTTCGGTAAGAAAAACACGTTCTTTGTGTTTAAGAAGTTTGCCGAGTTTATGGCCGCCATCGGCAGTCCAGTCGTCGCGACGAACCTCGGCAAGGTCGTCCCTAAATTCTTTAGCGCCCCCAAGGATACCCTTGTAGGCCTTAAGCTCAATGCCGATATCGGATACGACGGCCCTTACGTAGATCGCGTAGGCGAGACCGAGTACCGCATCATTAAGGCAAGAGACAAGCCGGTGCTGGACGAGGGCGGGGAACCGATGACGTTCCCGGACGCCGCCTCAGCTAAAGCGGCAGCTGACGGCATGGGCATTAAGACGGGATTTGCGGGTATCATTAAGTTTACCCCGGTTAAGGTCGCACCAGCACCGGACGCGAAGCCTGAAAGTGACGACTGGTAAGAGAACCGACGGAGGGAAGCCAGACTCTCATGGAGAGACCCTACTTACTGCGGGGCACTGGCACACGCGAAAGTAAGTGATCCCGTCGAACGAGACCTGGGCAAGTCTTTAAACGGCCCACATAAGGAGCGCCTATGTGCAAGTTTCAGGACCGGCAGGCCCGTCACATACGTGTCCTTGACGTGTTGGACGGCTACTCCAAGGAATTTCTATACATAATGCTGCGCCTGCCGTGGGAGGACTGGCCCCCCGACTTCCAGGAAGTCCTGCCGTTCGATCTCGTGAACTACTTGGGGCTAGACCCCTCTGATTTAGTAGGTGGTGACCGTGACCCTCTACCGTGAGTGGTGCAAGACACCCATGTCGCGCAGGGGCGTAATGCTGCCCGAGAGCCAGATAACGCTTATATGCAAGGGCTCGGACTCGGGATACGCTTCCGTGTATGCGTTTGACGAGGACGCCGCACATGAGATAGTCGAATCGCGATCCTCCTCTGGCTTCTCCCGCTTCCCCGTGTACGTGGACCGTCTTACCCTTGACTTGGACGACGGGGCAGACCAGCTGCAAGCAGTAGAAAGCGCGCTATCCTACCGGGGCCTAGCCTACTCAGTATTTGACTCCGGCTCTAAGGGGTATCACGTAACCATACCTCACCACGAAATGCTCTACGGGCAGTCGATACCATACTCCCAGCGGGTATGGGTAGAGGCGCTAGATGTTGCGGCAGACCTAAGCCTATACCAGCATGGCAGGATACTCAGCCTGCCGGGCCGAGTACACCCCAAGACCAAGCGTAAGAAGACCCACGTTAAGGACGTGCCGGGTATTTCGCTAGAGCTACCTATCCTTACTCCTCCAGCGGGCCCTATGTTTGCGTTTGGGGCTGAGGGGGTTGACGACCTTGAGGCCGGTATATGGAGGCTGCTGCACTCGCTAGCCGACGAGCCTGCACCGGGGAATAGGCACACACGCCTATGGACTACTGCCAAACACTTCGCGGACGCGGGCCTAAGCTACGCTTGGACGTGCGAAATACTACAAAGGATTAATGAGAAATGGCAAAACAGCAAAAACCCAAGCGAAGTAGAGCTAGCAGTGAGCCAGGCGTACCGAAAAAGCCCAAGCCCCCCTTCAATGAGCGGACCAAAATAAGGAGCGCCTTGCGACAGGCTTGGCGCATGCACCCGGTCCTCCAGGTAGTCCTTAAGCGAGATCGCCTTGAGCGTCCTTACGTTAAGAAGGACGGCACTACCTCAAGTAAGCCCCGCGTATGGTTTAAGTGTACGATATGCGATAAGGAATATAAGAGAAACGAGGTTGACATTGACCACGTAGAGCCCGTAGGCCCTACGCCCGGAAGCCAACTGGCCCCTCCTGAGCTTACGTGGGATATGTTTATTGCCCGCATGTTTTGTGGCCCTGAGAATTTACGTATCGTATGTAAGCCCTGCCATAAGGAGCATACTATGCAGGACATGAGAGAACGTCGCGAAGCAATCAAAAGGCTAAATAATGCAGTTTGACCTTAAGACGTTAGACGGGACGGGGCGGCAGGCGCGGCCTAAGCAATTAGAGGCCCTGGCTTGGCTGTCGGCTAACTGGGCAAAAGTCCCCGTCCTCGCGTTGCAGCTGCCTACGGGCGTGGGGAAGTCATTCCTTGCGCGAGTAATACAGCGGGCAACCAAGGGGCGTATCGTCGTCCCGTCTAACCTGCTTATGGGTCAATATATCGCCACGTATCCTGAGGTTAATTTTCTCAAGGGGCGGACGCATTACGCTTGTCACGAGGGGCTTGGCAGCTGCGACGACCGCAAGTCCTTAGGTATGAAGCCTTGTCCCGGATGCCCGTATCGAGAGGCCCGACGCGCAGCAGCAGAGGCAATACCTACGATATTTAACCCTATGAGCATGTTTTACCTAGACCGAGACCCAAACACGGTACCGCCTACGGTCCTAATCGTAGACGAGGCGCACTCGCTAGTTGACATGCTCAAGACCCTGGCTAGCAAGCGATTCCCTGTAGATAAGTGGGGTAAGCCCGATTCCCTAGATCAGGTCGATATCGAGGCATGGCTAGAGCGCCAGACCATGGTCGTCAAGCACCTGATGGCAAAGGCAGCTAAGACCGACATTAAGGCATTTATCCGCCACAGGTCGGAGCTAGATAGCATTGAGCTAGTGCTTGAAAGCTACCGCGCCGCCCCCGAGCACTATGTTATCACCCGGGAGCAGGACAAGTACCGAGGTAAGGATAGCGAGAGCACGTATCTCAGGCCGATATTCCCGCCCCCGGTTCTAGTGCGGCAAATGCTCGGGGCGCATAAGATAATCCTAATGAGTGCCACATTACTTGAGACGGACGTCAAGCTACTAGCAGCCGGGCGGGAGTACCTACGCCTCGATTCCCCGAGCCCCATCGATAAGGCTAGACGGCCACTAGTATACGCCCCGCTAGGACAGCGGGTAAACTACCGGACGCCTCCTGAGGCCCTTGCTACGCACGCCTTGGCGCTACTGGCGAGGCACCCGGGCGAGAACGCGATAATACATGCAACCTACGAGCTAGCAGCCAAGCTAGCCCCTCTACTGTCGGCGCGAATACCGGGGCTGATAACGCATACGGCAGAGACTAAGGAGTCACAGCTTGATGTGTTCAAGGCTAAGGGGGGCGTGTTCCTAGCGTCCGGCTGCTCGGAGGGGGTAGACCTTCCCGGAGACCTGTGCCGAGTAAACATTATCCTATCCTTACAGCGGGGCAATCCGTCCAGCCCCGAGGTCCGGCTTAGGCTGGCCTTACCTGGGGGGCGGGAGGAGTATGAGCTAACGGCACTTAAGACAGTGATACAGCAGACGGGGCGATCTACGCGGGGAGAGACGGACAAGTCCGTGACTTATATATGTGACCCCCAATTCCCGGAATACTACCTAAAGCAAAAACCAAGGCTACCGATAAGCTTCTGTGAGGCTATCGTGTGGAAGCTACCAACAAAGGCGGGGAAGTAATGACTCACGTTAACCGTAACCAACGTATCTTGTTTCTGTCGGACATGCACAAGCCGTATGGGCATCGGGATACCCTCAAATTTCTGGCTGCACTTAAGAAGAAATACGCGCCTACGCGGGTTATCTGCGTGGGGGACGAGATCGACGCCCACGCCATGAGCTTCCATGACTCCGACCCCGACCTGCCTAGCGCAGGAGACGAGCTTAAGCTGGCCATCCGACACCTAAAACCGCTGTACACGCTATTCCCAAACATGGACTTAGTGGACAGTAACCATGGGTCCATGCATTACCGCAAGGGTAAGCACCACGGCATACCCCGCAAATATCTTAGGGATTATTCCGAGATATTGGAGGCCCCGAAAGGCTGGCGTTGGCACCTGGACTTGCTGCTTACCCTCCCGGACGGCAATAAAATGTACGTACACCACGGCTTAAGTAAGGCCGTTATGAAGGCCGTAGCGGCCCGTGGCGTGTGTATCGTGCAGGGGCACTTCCACGAGGACTTTTGTATAGGATACCAGGGCAACCCTCATGCCCTCTTATGGGGTATGACGCTAGGCTGCCTTATCGACAAGGAGGCCATGGCCTTCGCATACAATCGGACTAACCTTAACCGCCCCATTATCGGGACGGGCCTGGTAATCGACGGGCAGCCTAAGTTGGCCCCCATGGTACTCACGAAGGGAGGACGCTGGAATGGATATGTACCTTGAAGGCAAGCTCACCCCGCTACTCTTACTGGCGGACGAGTATCAGGACGAGGTGCGGAGGACCGCTAGTGCCGACCTGCCCTACCCTATGATGCAGTGTATGTTTGCGCTGGGGGTAGCGGGTGAGGCAGGCGAGGTAGCGGACATGATTAAGAAGCACGTAGGCCACGGCCACACCCTTGACAAGACCAAGCTGGTCAAGGAGTTAGGGGATGTTCTGTGGTACGTGGTCGCCTTAGCCGACCTACACAATATAAGTTTAGCTCAAGTAATGATCGAAAACGCCCGAAAACTAAGAGTGCGTTATCCGAATGGCTTCAGCCCCGAGGCATCTCAGAACCGCAAACCGGAGGACATTTAATGGCTTTCAATTTCGCAGCAGCAGAGAAACAGGCCCTCAAGGACACTGAATGCCGCAAGCTAGGGCTTATCTTGCTCGGCCAGTCGGGCGGAGGTAAGAGCTTCGCAGCCGGTACCTTCGGCGTCAAGACGCTGTACCTATACGGTTCGGGCGAAAGCCACGGCCCTACGGCTGCCCGGCACTCTGGCGGGGGTAACGTGGTCCCGGTCCTTTGGGATTATGATGACGAGGGTGTCAAGCTGGCCCCTGATGCGGCATACAAGCGCCTGCTCGATTGCCTTCGTGACATTGAGAGCATTACGGCAGCGGGCTTTAAGGCCGTCATGGTTGACGGGGCCACGGAGCTTGAGGCCCTGATCCGCCAAACTAAACGCTGGGAGCAGCTGTGCCTTACCGACAAAGGCAAGCATAACAATTTCGCCGAAGGCACGGCGGCGGGCACTATGTTTCGTGCCGTCCTTGACGCCCTGCGCGAATTGCAACGGGCAGCGGACGTGCACTACGCGATGACGTGCATCCTGGACGTCCGCCAGCTTGGAGCTGATGGCGCCATCCTCGAATCTGCCCCACGCCTAACCGGGTACCAGCTTGCGGACAGTATCGTGCCGCAATTCCCTGATATCGTAGTGGTAGGCCGCATGCTTAAGAATGAGGTGCCGGGACACTACTTCCAGTTTCTCGCGGGCGTAACTAAATCGTCTAAGGACGCGGCAGGCGAGATTAAGAAGACGGTTAACTTCCATCCCCGTATCGCAGGCAAGGCGCTAACCGACCTCCCGGCAGCGGTACCGGCAGACCTAGGCAAGCTGGCCGCATTTAAGGCAGGCACTAAAAAGGCGAAGGAGCCCACATGAGCAGCGGCACGGCACTTTACGTCGACATCGATAAGACCCTGATTTACCCCTTCACTAGTCGGGAGGAGGAGGCAGCCTATACGGGCTCGGATGCAGTTGAGATCGGGGGCCGTAAATTCCGTAGGCTGGACAAGAATATCTACCTGGTCGAGCGATTTAACGCCAATTGCGGTATGGACATTGTGTTTTGGTCTGCCGGAGGAGGGGCTTGGGCATACCAGGTCTGCGCGGCACTATATCTAACACACATGTCCAAGCACTTCCTTACTAAGCCTACGTGGTACCTAGACGACCTGCCGTATGCAGGTATTGACGCCCGCGAAGACGGCTGGATTGACGCTAAGCATAATTGGCCTGAGGGGTAATATGTTTAAGCCCGCCGTTATCGCCATGGACTATGAGACGGCCCTCCTATCGGGGGAGCCCTCCCTTGAGTACTATCGCCCGGACTTTCGCGTTACCTCGGCAGCATTTGCCTGGAAGGGCGAGGACGGGACGCTAAAGACAAGGTACGTGGTCGGCGAAGCGGCATTGAAAAAGACTCTCGACAGGATTGCCAAGGACGGCGTTCCGGTCGTAGTTCATAACCTCCCCTTTGAATACGGATGCACCCTCTACCGGTTCCCCGGTCTTGAGGGCTGCATCCAATTCGATACTATGCGTTTAACCCAGGTAGCGGATAACGGCGGTAAGGAGGCGCAGCGATACGCTCGGGAGGCGGTGTCCTACGAGGACATGCTTGACGCGGCTGAGTCGGGCGAGGACCTAGAGTACCGCACCGGCCTATCTCTAACCGCTTGCGCCTCCCGCTGGCTGCCTGCAGAGCTTCAGGGGCATAAGGACGAGGCTTACGCCTACCTACGCTCCCTAGGGGTAAAGGCGGGGCAGGAGGGGGTAAACCTACACCGATTACCTGCCGACGTCATGGAGCGATATAACGTAGCGGACGCGATAGTTACGCTTGCTCTCAAGGACCGCCTACTGGGGGAGTTTGTCGCGGCAGGATATGAATGGGAGCTAGACCACACACTTTACCGGGCCTCGGCTATGCGTATCGCAGAAGCCAAGGGGCGTGGGGTTAAGGTAGACCGCACCCGCCTAGAGGCGTATCGAGCTAAGGTAGCGCAAGAGATCGCGGACATTGAGGCGGCCTTTCGGCTTAAGTTTGTTGCCGAGCTAGCCGATATAGAAGGTAGGATGGCGGACGCATTCGTAGACGCCCTTAAGACGGAGAAGGGCAGGCAGGGGCGCCGCAAGCAGTTGGTCGATGACCCGAATATAGCTCGGTTCAATATAGGCTCAGGTAAGCAATTGCGGGCGCTATTTGTCGATACGCTAGGAATACAGCCTCGATTTTGGACCGAGGAAAGTAAAACCAGCCGAGCTAAGCGGGAGAAGAATCCCGAGCTTAAGGAGTTTCAGCCTAGCCCCTCGTTCAAGTCCGCACACTTACCGGGATACGGGGAGGGGGGTGAGATATTGGTAGAGAGGCGCAAACGGCTGCTAGTATTACAGCAGGCCGATTCTTTACTGGGACTTAGCGCGCACGACGGCAGATGGCATGTGGACCTTAAAGCCTGCGGTACCGCTACGGGCCGCTTTGCAGGAGGACGGGCATGAGCTTCAATCTATCTAGGGTTCTACAGGAATTCGAGAAGCTGGTAGGGATACCGGTAGCAGAGCGTGTGGAGGTGATTAACGCCCTTCGCAAAAAGATACATGAGTACTCGCCTTTTCAGAAAGAGCCGGTCGATTGCGTTGTATGGGTGCCGAAAGAATCTGTAAAGGGTAACGACTATAACCCCAACAGCGTCGCCCCGCCCGAGATGCAATTGCTCGAGGTATCCATCGAGGAGGACGGGTATACCCAGCCTATCGTCGCGTGGGCGGTTGACGGGGGGTATGAGATTGTGGACGGGTTTCACCGCCACAGAGTAGGTAAAGAGTGCAAGGACATATCGGCCCGTATTCATGGATACCTACCGCTTACGCTAATCAATACTGAGAAGACCGGCAAAGATAGTCGCGTGGCCTCCACCATTCGACACAATCGCGCTCGAGGTAAGCATTCAGTGGACGCGATGTCCGAGATTGTCCTCGAGCTAAAGGCCCGCAACTGGAAAACCCCCCGTATCTGCCGAGAGCTAGGTATGGAGGAGGACGAAGTGCTCCGCCTTTGCCAGATCACCGGCTTGTCGGGTCTGTTCTCCGACACCGAGTTTAGCCAGGCGTGGGAGAGCGATACGACGTCCTCGGATTCGGAGCTAGACTTCTCAGCAGACTTCGACGCCATTACCCAGAACACAGGAGATAAAGACCGAGTATTTCATACCGTGGACAAGTGGGAGGCGGTAAACGCAGGCTTCTTTGCTACCACCGTTAAAGGTAAGTCTAAGGCGGAGTGTGAACAAGAGTACGCGGTATTCCTTAGCGATTCAGAGGCCTTCGCTGCCGGTATACGTAAGGTGTTTGAGGAATGGCCTAATTCCTGTGAGCATAACCTGACTAACGCCTCCCTAAACCGTATCGCCTGGATAGGCCAGGCTGCCGCCTGCGCTGCCCGAGGCCTACCTTCCACGTTTCGAGGGGGGTTCATGACATTAACCGAAGCGCAGCAGGCCGCCGCAAACCAAGTAGCATTGGATCACCTAAACTCCTGGCTGACCGGGCGAGGTATGCCTAATGTAGCAATGGATGCGGCTTTGCGTAGCCATCGAGACGGCGACCTATTTTAAGGAGTCGATATGATTAAGACCCTTCCTATCTCGGTCCTAGAGGCCGCGAGACAGCGTATCTCTAAGACGTTCGACCTAGTGCCGCGCCCCTACGTGTCGCTGTCCGGCGGTAAAGACAGCACGGTAATGATGCACCTTGTAATGGACGAGGCCATTAAACGGGGGCGTAAGGTCGGCGTTCTCATTATCGACCTGGAAGCACAGTACCGCGACACGGTTACTAATCTGGAAGTCTTGTGTGATATGTATGCGGATCACATCGAGCTACATTGGGTATGCGCGGAGCTTATGTTGCGTAACGCCACGTCTGTATTTGAGCCTCAATGGGTGTGCTGGGAGGCAACTAAAGAGGCGCAATGGGTGCGCTCAAAACCCACGCGAGCGGCAGACCTTACCCAGTATGACTTTTATCAGCCTAGAATGGAGTTTGAAGAGTTCGTACCGCTATTCGGGGCGTGGTATGGTAAAGGCGAGCGATCCTGTGCGTTTGTGGGTATTAGGGCCGACGAGTCTCTGAACCGATATAAGACCATTGCGGTATTCAATAAGACAGGCACCCTAGACGGTAAGTCCTGGTCTACTATGGTGTCCCGGGACAATTACAACTCCTACCCCATATACGACTGGAAGGCCTCCGATATTTGGAAGTATCACTCGGTGTATCCCGACAAGCCGCACAACAAGGTATATGATAAGATGCAGATGGCGGGGGTACCGGTAAAACATCAGCGCCTTTGTCAGCCGTACGGTGACACCCAGCGGCGAGGCCTATGGCTTTACAGTATCCTCGAGGCTGATACCTGGTCTAAGCTAATAGGGCGGGTCATTGGGGCTAATTCCTTCGCGGTATACTCCCAGGAATACGGTAACATTAATGGAGATGGGTATATAACCAAGCCGGACCACCTAACTTGGGAGCAGTATTCTAAGGTAATGCTCAAGAGCCTGCCCCGTAAGACGGCGGAGCACTACGCTGCGCGCATCAGGCGGTTTATCGGAGGGTGGAATAAACGAGGCTACTCTACAATCCCCGACGAGGTAAATCGAGACGTAGAAAACATTCACTTTGCCCCCTCATGGCGGCGGATATGTCGCACGCTGCTTAGAAATGACTACTGGTGTAAGGGTCTAGGCATGTCTCAACCTAAGAGCGAAGCCTACGGCAAGTACCTGCAAATTAAGAAAAGAAAGAAGCGCCTGCAAGAGGTGGAGGATGGCGAGACTTAACGTACAGGGGCTTGCTAGGCGTGACGAGGGGCTTATGCGTTGCATAGGTCCCGAGCCCGGTATGACCGTAGTCTCTGCCGACCTAGGGTCAGGCGAACCTACCTGCACCGCCCATTACTCAACAGACCAGAATTACTATGATGCCACGTTCGGCATGGTAGGTAAGGCCCCGTACTATACCCCTCAGGGGGTACTTAAGATCGGTGATATCTATCTCACCACTATGTCCGTATCCCCCATCGGACGGGATACCATGCGGCAGGCCTTTAATGAGCGGTATGGGGGGCTTACGTTTGCCGAGAAATGGCTTGAGGACGAGGAGTTTTTCACAAAGAAGTTACTTAAGAAGGAACGCCAGTTACATAAGATACTCGCCCTCGGCCTAAGCTACTCCATGGGCCCTAAGAAGCTAGTAGCGCAGGCCCGCAACTCTGGCCACGCCCTACCTTATAAGACCGCCAAGGAATTCTTTACCGCCTACTGGACCCTGTTTAAGGACGTGAAGGTACTAGGGGAACGGCTTCAAGCCCTGTTCAAGCGGCAGGGGTACCTCGTCAACCAATTCGGTTATCGGCTAGTCCCGGACGCGGACTACAAGTGCCTGAACTACTTTATTCAGTCGTCGGTCTCGGGGATAATGCACGTACTATGTGAGAAGTTTTTCGCATTAGCGCCATGGTGTCGCTTTATTACGGTTATCCATGACGAGATTGTGTTCGAGTGCCCGACCGACCGCCTAAAAGAAGCTAAAGTTTTAATGCAGGATGCCGAGAAGTCTTTAAATGAGGACCTCGGCTGGACGGTTCAGGTACGGGTAGGCTGGGCTGAAGGCCGGGATTGGTTTGAGGCAAAATAAGGGGGATACCATGCGATCACTGATTAGGGCTAGGGCCAGGGCACCGATAGGCACAGAGTCGATCCTGGACGAGCTACAGGGCTTTGATTGGGGGGCCGTGGGCCGGGCTAGGATTCTATTCGAGGAGTCCTGTGACGAAGGACATGATTACCATGATATCGGCGACTTGG